AGTCCCGGCTGACGACATACAGATTGATGCACTTAACTTGTATGTAAGGACACATATCATGGGATTCGCATCACACCTTGGCCCTTGGCTGCTCGGCACTGTTAAAAACACTACTGGCACTACTGCTGGCACAATCCGTAACATGGGCGCAACTGTTGTTACACAGACTGGCGTTACTACTGTTAACGACACCACGGCTGTTACAGAGTTTGTCTTGCCTGCTGGCGCACAAATTTTGGAATTCTTCGTAGACATTACCACTGCTTACGCTGGTACTACAGGTAATACCATCACCATCCAAACTGCTGCTGGTTCCTCTTTGGCTACTGTTGGCGGTGCTACCACTACACCTTTGGCTGTTGGCCGCGCAACTACAACTGTTACAGGCGCGCAGATCGCTACGTATCTGAATGTTGGCGCAACTGACTTGGTCATCCAAGCAATCTACGCTTGCGCTGGTACAGCCAGCGGCGGCGCTGCTACGATTACATGCGTATACGTCGTTAAAGGCTCTGATGGCGCTGCTAACCCCAGCCAAGTCTAATTAGTCTAGGGGGCTTCGGCCCCATTTTTAAGGAGATTAATTATGATGCAGACAGACGTTAAAGCAGGACATAGAGACACTAGCGGTGTTGTTTATGTTGGTCGTACTCGTGTTAGAGGTTATCAAGTTGCTCCGGGCGGTACTGCCGGAGAAATCCAATTTTGGGATAACGCCACTACTAATGCTGGAAAAGAACTAATAACCATAAACATCACTACAAACGCTGCTGTTATTGCCACTTTAATTCCCGGCGAAGGCATTTTGTTTGAAAACGGCGTTTATGTAGTTTTGCCCGCTAGTGCAGCCATTACGGTGTTCTATGGCTAAGAGCCCAGCATGGCAGAGGAAAGAGGGCAAGAATCCCAAGGGTGGCTTGAACGCCAAGGGACGCGCCTCCGCGAAAAAGCAAGGCATGAACTTGAAACCTCCCCAGCCAGAAGGCGGCTCCCGGCGCGACTCTTTTTGTGCGAGGATGGAAGGGATGAAAAAGAAATTGACGTCCCCAAAGACCGCCAAAGACCCAGACTCACGCATAAACAAATCACTTAGAGCATGGAAATGCTAGATTTAAACACCGCATGGTCTGCCGTTCTATCCCTAGTGATGGGGTTGTTTGGCTACATGATGAATGAAAAATTCAGGGAACTTGCTCGTATTAGCATTCTTCTGAACAAAACCCGTGAGGAGGTTGCCCGTGATAACGTTACTCAAGCAGAAGTGGATCGCATTACGAACCACATTGACCAGCGCTTTAACAAACTTGAAGCAAAAATTGACCAACTTATTCAAGCGGGGCGATGATGCCAGCAAAAAGTGAAAAGCAAAAGCAATTCATGGATGCAGCGGCTCATAACCCAAAGTTTGCAAAAGCTGCAGGTATACCGGTTTCAGTTGCAAAAGAGTTTAGTGGAGCAAGTAAAGGTATGAAGTTTGGTAAGGGTTCAGATACATCCCGTGCTGACCTTCAAAAAGTTAACAAACCCAAGACACTTCATGGCAAGATGTCAATCATGAAAGAAGGTGGTGATACTATGGCTACAAAGAAAATGAACATGGGCGGATATTCCAGCGGCGGCGCTATGCCCATGAAAGACGGTAAACCCGCTTTTATTGGCGACGGCAAAGGCGCAATGAAAAAAGGCGGCATGGCTAAAGCAGACATGAAGCAAGACAAGTCCATGATGCAAAAGGCGGTGAACAAACACGAAGGCCGTTTGCACAAAGGTCAGCCTATGACTAAGTTGGCTGGTGGCGGTACGTTCCGTGCCGCTGCTAACGGCGTTGCCACTAAGGGTAAAACCAAGGGCAAAATGATTAAGATGAACATGGGCGGCAAAGCCTGTTAAGGAAACATCATGCCAATGACACCAGCAGCAGCTAAAAAATACAAGCCTAGGCGCACGCCTGAGTCTCAAAACGAAGTTATCTATCCTGAGACTCGTGCAAAGATGGAAGCAGCCAAAGCCGAAGTCGCAGACCGTAAAGCCGCTGCAGATAATGAAGCCGCTTATGACCTTTCTTCACGCGTAAGTATGGGTGATATGTTCGAAAAGAAGGCTAAAGGTGGATCAGTTGGCTCAGCTTCTAGCCGTGCTGACGGTTGCTGCACCAAAGGTAAAACTCGTGGAAAGATGGTGTAACTATGGCTACACGTTGGGACAACCTACCCGGTCTTAAAGATGACGTCATAGAGCGTGCTAAAGAAGACTTTGCAAAAGGCAAAAAGGGCCGTAATGTAGACTCTTCTAAGCTTACTGGCGGCGCTAAAGAAGCCGTTCGGGAAGCTGGCAAACGTGCGGATAACCGTAACGTTGGTCGTGCTGGTGCTGGTCAAGTTATGTTTGAAATTGGTTATGGGGTTGGTCGTAAGATTGACGAAAAGACTGGTCTAGGTAAAAAGATGGTTGATAAGTCTGGCCTTGGTAGCGCCGCTGAAAAAGCAGCAAACCGCCGCGACAAAGTTGAGTTGTCCAAAGATGCTAAGGCTCGTTTAGATGAAGAAGAAGTTGATAACTATCGACGTGAAATTGACGCTAACGAAAAAGCCCGCAGAGAGTATTCTGGTCGCTATGAAGACGGTACTCGTTTGCCCAGCGAAGAGAACTACAAAGGCGATGATATGAAGCGTGGGGGCCGCGTTAAAAAGATGGCTTCCGGTGGCATGACTTCCGGAGCGTCTTCCGCTTCTAAACGTGCTGATGGTATTGCCTCTCGCGGCAAGACTAGATGTAAGATTTGCTAAGGATAAATCATGATGGCATCCCGTGGAATGGGCGACATAATGCCCAGCAAAATGCCCAAAGGCAAGCGTAAAGCTCGTCGGGATGACACTGATTTCACACAGTACGCTGAAGGCGGCAAAGTAAATGCGGCTGGCAATTACACAAAACCCGGCCTGCGTAAGCGGATTGTGTCTCAGGTAAAAGCCGCAGCTACACAAGGTACGGGTGCAGGACAATGGTCAGCACGCAAAGCGCAACTTGTTGCTAAGAAGTACAAAGCTTCTGGTGGAGGGTATAGAGATTGAAAGCTCCGCAAAAGTCTCTTAAAGACTGGGGCGACCAGAAATGGCGCACTAAGTCTGGCAAACCGTCAAGTAAGACGGGAGAGAGATACTTGCCTGAAGCAGCTATTAAGTCTTTATCACCATCAGAATATGCCGCTACAACACGTGCAAAGCGTGCTGGCAAGAAAGCCGGAAAGCAGTTTGTAGCGCAACCAAAAACAATTGCAAAGAAAACGGCGGGATTTAGATGACTACTTCTGGAGTTGCAGCGTTTAATCTTGACCTCAATGAGATTGTTGAGGAAGCGTTTGAGCGTGCGGGCTCCGAGCTTCGCACGGGCTACGACTTACGTACAGCCCGTCGTTCGTTAAATCTGTTGTTTGCTGATTGGGCAAACCGTGGCATTAACATGTGGACGTTTGAGCAGGGGACGCTTACCTTTACTCAGGGTTTAGCCACGTACGCACTGCCAAATGACACTGTGGATTTGCTAGAACATGTAATTCGCACAGGTGCAGGTAACTCTTCTACGCAGTCTGACCTAACAATTACCCGTATTAGTGTTTCTACCTATGCAACTATCCCCAATAAGATGCAACAAGCCCGCCCAATTCAGGTGTGGTTTCAGCGTCTAGATGGACAAACATCGTCCGTAGGGACTACATTAAATGGTGGAATCTCAGCTACAGATACCACGATTACGCTAACCTCTACTGCTGGTTTGGCTACTACTGGCTTTGTTTTGATTGAGAGTGAGACTGTGCAGTATGGCTACATTAGCGGCAATCAGTTAATGAACTGTTTTCGTGGGCAGAACGGCACAACCGCAGTGGCGCACTCTACTGCCGCCGCTGTTTACTCACAAAACTTGCCATCCGTAACTGTTTGGCCGACCCCAGATGGATCACAAACCTACCAATTCGTTTACTGGCGCATGCGCCGTATTGATGACGCAGGCGGCGGCACTCGGACTATGGATGTACCTTTCCGTTTCTTGCCCTGCTTGGTTGCTGGACTCGCCTACTACTTGGCGCTAAAAGTTCCAGAAGGGGCAGGGCGTTTAGACGTCCTCAAAGCTCAATACGACGAAGCGTGGCAGTTAGCGGCTGGCGAAGATCAGGAACATGCTTCTTTGCGGTTTGTACCAAGGCAAATGTTTATTGGTGGTGGTACATAAATGGGCAATAGGTTTGCTTCCGGTAAGAACAGTATCGCCATGTGCGATCGCTGCGGCTTCCAGTTCAAATTAACGGCGCTTCGTAAAGAGATTCAGAAGACTAAGATTTACAATCTGCTTGTTTGTCCTGAGTGCTGGGATCCAGATCAGCCGCAGTTGTTGCTAGGCATGTATCCAGTTGATGATCCACAAGCTGTACGCAATCCGCGTAGGGATACAACCTACTATACGGCTGGTACAAACGGCTTGCAAACAGTAAACTCTACTAGCAACGCCCCGGATGCTGCTGGTTTTGTAACGGGTGGTTCTAGGGAAATTCAATGGGGCTGGGCTCCAGTTGGTGGATCGAGTGCTTTTGATGCGCCTTTAACACCAAATTACTTGGTGGCAACGGCATATGTTGGTACAGTTACGGTAACAGTTACTTAGGAGATTAAAATGGGATTTAAAAAAGCAGCAGACGGCGTCGCTAAAAAAGGTAAGACAGATGTTCAAATCTTCCCTAACAGCGGCCCCACAGCACCAAACCCCAGAGGCGGTAAGAAGTCTTCTGGCGTGACCAGCGAAGCGATGATGAAAGTCGGTCGCAACATGGCCCGTGTAATGAACCAAAAGAAAGGTTAATCATGGCTAAATTTAGTAAAAAAGTTATGGGCAAAGAAGTTGGTGATGCCGCTACTTATGCTGCACCGCACAAAATGAATGGCAAGCCTTTGGTAATGTCGACTAACCCCGGCAAGGATTCCAGCATTAGTAGCCTTAGCACCATGAAGATGAGTGTTGGTAACTACAACAACGGCCAGAATGAAACCAAAACTTCAGGCATCAAAGTTCGCGGCACAGGCGCAGCAACTAAAGGCTTGATGGCTCGGGGCCCAATGGCATGAATTACGCCGCACTCAGCGCTGCTATTCAAGCGTACACGGAAAACACGGAAGCAGATTTCGTGGCTAATATCCCTGTGTTCGTTACGCAGGCTGAGCAGCGTATTTACAATTCAGTTCAGTTTCCGTCTATTCGCAAGAACATGACGGGTGTGGTATCTACCACTAGTACATACTTGTCCGCACCTGATGACTTTTTGGCTGTGTATTCACTGGCTGTTGTTGATGCCGACGGCAACTACGAGTACTTGCTGAACAAAGATGTAAACTTTATTCGCCAAGCTTATCCCAGCCCAACTGAGACAGGTTTGCCCCGATATTACGCTTTGTTTGGCCCAACAGTTGCCGGAAGCGCAATTACTGATGAGTTGACGTTTATTGTTGGCCCCAAGCCCGATGCCAACTACGTAGTTGAGCTGCACTATTACTACTACCCAGAGTCCATTACGGTGGCGGCGGATGGTCGTACGTGGCTTGGTGACAACTTTGACTCCGTGCTTTTATATGGTTCTTTGGTTGAGGCTTACACCTACATGAAGGGTGAGCAAGACATGATGCTGCTGTACAACACCAAGTACCAAGAAGCGCTTGGGTTGGCTAAACGTTTGGGCGATGGTATGGAGCGTCAAGACGCTTACCGTTCTGGTCAGTTCCGTCAGAAAGTAACTTGATATGGCGATTGTCCAAACTCAAACCACTAGCTTTAAAGCGCAGTTGTACCAAGGTATTCATGACCTGACGACCGATGTAATCAAGATTGCTTTGTACACGGCTAATGCCAACTTAAATGAAGACACAACTGTGTACAGCGCAACCAATGAAGTAGCTAATACAGGTACGTATGTAGCTGGTGGCGCACAGTTAACACCTATCACGGTGTCGTCTTCTGGATACACCGCCTATGTTGGCTTCCCAAATATCTCATGGACAGGCGCAATTACGGCTAGGTGTGCTTTGATTTACAACGTCACGCAAGGTAATAAGTCTGTTGCTGTGTTGGACTTTGGTTCAGACAAAATTTCTACGACTACGTTTACTATCACCATGCCGACAAACGGCCCAACCACTTCATTGATTAGGAGTTCAAATTGATTGTTACGACAACCAAAGGCGAAATGGACGATTCTCTTCTTGAGAAAAAAGAAGGCTTCGTTGATAATGACAACGAGTACACCACTTGGGTGGAGTATTGGTTGGATGGGGAACTTGTGCATAGGTCTGCACACGTTGAATTAAAAAAATCCGTGGTGCTTTCCGGTTCCACAGCTTCTTTCGAGTAAAGGAAAAATCATGGCAAATACTCAAGCAATGTGTTCATCGTTCTTAGGTGAATTGATGACAGCAACGCATAACTTCACAACAGGTACGGGCAACACTTTTAAAGCCGCTTTGTATTTGGCTTCGGCTACAGTGAATGCTTCTACAACAGTGTACTCAACTACTGGTGAAGTTACAGGCACAAACTACACTCCCGGTGGTGTAACAGTGACAAACGGCACATCGCCTTTGTCTTCAAACACATCGACCACTGCTGGTACAGGTTACTGGACACCTAGCGCAAGTATCACCTATACAAACGTTACATTGTCTACGGCATTTGATGCGGTGTTGATTTACAACTCATCGGCTTCTGACAAGGCTGTTAGCGTTCACACCTTTGGTTCACAGACTGTGACTGCTGGTACGTTCACATTAACAATGCCTTCAAACACTACATCCACTGCGTTGCTGCGTTTAGCTACAACCTGATCCTCCTAAACAGGAG